CCTATGGCGATGAGATACTAGTTGGTGCACCAGCTAAACGTCAAGCAGTAACTAATCCAAAGAAAACTATCTATGCAAGTAAACGATTGATTGGACGTAAGTTTGACGAAAAAGAAGTACAAAAAGACATTGACTTAATGCCCTATGAAATCGTTAAAAACTCTAACGGTGATGCATGGGTTAAGATTGATGATCGAGAGCTAGCACCGCCACAGATCTCAGCAGAAGTATTGATCAAAATGAAAAAGACTGCTGAAGACTATCTTGGCTATGAAGTAACACAGGCAGTTATTACTGTTCCAGCTTACTTCAACGATGCACAACGCCAAGCAACTAAAGACGCAGGCAAGATTGCAGGCCTAGAAGTTCTACGTATCATCAACGAACCAACAGCGGCCGCACTAGCATTTGGTATGGACAAACAAGAAAAAGGTGATCGTAAGATCGCTGTATACGACTTGGGTGGCGGTACATTTGATATCAGTATCATTGAGATCAGCAACGTTGATGGTGAACACCAATTTGAAGTATTGTCGACCAATGGTGATACATTCCTTGGCGGTGAAGATTTTGACCAACGCCTGATGGACTACATCATCGATGAGTTTATGAAAGAGTCTGGTGTTGATCTAAGCAAAGATCAACTTGCCCTACAACGATTAAAAGATGCAGCCGAGAAAGCTAAAATTGAACTATCAAGTGGTCAACAAACAGCAGTAAACTTACCTTACATCACTGCTGATGCCAGCGGTCCAAAACATTTAAATGTAAATATCACACGTAGTAAGTTTGAAAGCCTAGTAGAAGAACTAATCAATCGCAGTATTGAACCATGTAAGACTGCTATTAAAGATGCCGGTGTTGACGTCAGTGAGATCAGTGATGTTATCCTAGTTGGTGGACAGACACGTATGCCTATGGTACAAGCCGCAGTTGAGAAACTGTTTGGCAAGGCTCCGCGTAAAGATGTTAATCCAGATGAAGCAGTGGCAGTTGGAGCAGCTATCCAAGGTGCTGTTCTGGCTGGTGACAAGACAGACGTACTACTATTAGACGTTACTCCGCTATCACTGGGTATCGAAACACTTGGTGGTGTCATGACCAAGTTGATTAAAAAGAATACTACTATTCCTACCAAGGCTAGCCAAGTATTCTCAACAGCAGATGACAATCAACCTGCTGTGACAGTGATTATCGCCCAAGGTGAACGTGAGTTTACTCGAGACAATAAAACTCTTGGTCAATTTAATCTAGAAGGCATCGCTCCGGCACGTCGCGGTCAACCACAGATTGAGATTTCCTTAGACATTGATGCCAACGGTATTCTTAAAGTAAGTGCTAAAGATAAAGCAACTGGCAAAGAAAACAAGATCACTATCAAAGCTAACTCAGGGTTAACAGACGAAGAGATCGAAAAGATGGTACAGGATGCAGAAGCTAATGCAGAAGTGGACAAGAAAGCACGTGAAGTTGTAGAAGCTAAGAATATTGCTGATGCACAACTACACGATGTACGCAAAGATCTAAAAGAATACAGTGATAAGATCACTGAAGAACAAAAGTCTAATATCGAACAAGCCATCACCGCAGTTGAAGATGCGATTAAAACTGAAGATGCTGAAAAGATCAAAGACTCTGTAACCAAGTTGTTTGAACCATTATCACCTTTGTTACAGGCCAAACAAGCAGCAGAAACTCCACCAACAGTGGAACCTGGTGCTGAACAGAATTCAGAAAAACCCAGCGATGTAGTAGATGCTGAGTTCACTGAAGTTAAAAAGGATGCCGAATAAGGGTCCTTTATTTAATCTTGCTTGACTATAAGGAGAATAAGCTATGAAACAAGTATATATTAACACTCTGGATATTCCAAGTATCCAAAGATTTGCAGTTGGATTTGACCGCATGTTTGATGAGCTCAGCCGTACAGCTGGCACATTGAATGCTAGTAACTATCCACCTTACAATATTATTAAAGAAAGCGAAACTATCTGGAAGATTGAAGTAGCTGTCGCAGGATTTGATGAAAGTGAGTTGGATGTTGAGATAATCAATAACGAACTAGTTGTTACTGGTGCAGTCAACAAAGAAAACAAAGTAGAAGCGCAGTATCTACATCAAGGTATCGCTGGCCGTGACTTTGAACGCACATTTGCTCTTGCAGAAAATGTTGAAGTTAAAGGTGCTGGCGTTAAGAATGGCATCTTAACTGTTACTTTGGAACATATCGTTCCAGAGTCAGCTAAGCCAAAAAAGATTGCAATTACCTTTCAGAAATAGTATAATTAATAGTCAGGGGTAAGGAAACTTACCCCGCTATTAGAGAGAATCTAATTATGTCAAAACCATTTGAAAAGGAATTTATGGGTACCAAGGCAGTTACAAAAACAAAAACAAAACCAACCCCTAACTTTGATCTTAAAGAACCAATGCATTATAAGGTTATCTATATCAATGACAGCGTAACCACTATGGAATTTGTTGTTGAAAGTTTAGTTACTGTTTTCAATCATAGTCCAGAAGATGCTGAAGCAATTACATTACGTATTCATGAAGATGGGAGTGGTATTGCGGCAATATTACCTTATGAGATGGCTGAACAAAAAGGTGTAGAAGTTACACAACTTGCTCGATCAAATGGATTTCCTTTACAGGTTAAATTAGAACCTACAGAATGATATTCAACAAAGTACAGGAACTAAAAGCACAAGGATTAAAGATTGGATTCACAGCCAGTCAGTTTGACATGTTGCATGCAGGTCATATCGCCATGTTAAGTGAAGCCCGTAATCACTGTGATTATCTTATCGCTGGATTACAAAACAACGCCAGCTGGGATCGTCCAGAGAAGAATGCACCAATACAGTCAATAGTAGAACGACAGATCCAACTAGCGGCAACACGCTATGTAGATGAGATCGTGGTTTATAATACAGAAAAAGATCTTGAAGATATCTTACTTACTTTACCACTTGATGTACGTATCTTGGGTGTAGAATATCGTGATAAAGAATTTACAGGTCGTGATATCTGTGTGTCACGTGATATTGAATTGATCTATAACAAGCGTGATCATAGTTTTAGTTCAAGTAGTCTTCGTAAACGTGTAGTAGAAGCGGAGAATAAAAAATAATGGATATAATGTTGGACTTAGAAACATTAAGCACTCGTCCAGACGCTACTATACTGACCTTTGGTGCTTGTAAATTCAGTCCTTATAATCAAGAACCCATAGACAAAGGCATTTACTTCCGTGTCAGTGTAGATGAACAGATCGCACTTGATCGCCACGTAGATGATAATACTGTTGAGTGGTGGGGTCGCCAAGCAGATGATGTCCGTGAAGAAGCCCTAGGTGAAGGTGATCGTATTGGCTTAGAACAGTTCACACAAGAGTTAAATAGATTTATAGTAGGCGCTGATAATATTTGGGCACAGGGTCCTGTATTTGACATTGTTATCTTAGAAAACCTATATCGTCAATTGGGTTTACCTTGCCCATGGCAGTTCTGGCAGATCCGTGACAGTCGTACATTATTAAGTACACACGGTGATCCCAGAGATAAGAACAAAGCGGGCTTGCATAACGCATTAGAAGATGCAGTAAGTCAAGCACAGGCAGTGCAAACTGTATTTAAACAATGCGGTATTACGGAGAAGAGATAATGCAGTTAATATTTGGTCGTGACAACGCAGAACAATTAAAAGAACGCTATACGGTATTAGAATTAGAAACTGTAGAAAAAGATGGTACTAGTTTAGAAGTATTTTGCCTAATTCCTGGTGAAAAAATAGGTATCCCTGATCTACCACAGTTAGAAAATTGGAAACAGTTACACACTGACTTCCTGCATGGATATCATACAAAGCAATACGAATACTGCCGCCAATGCATTGAACATCTTATGGGCAAATTTGGTGGTGAAGTAGATAGTTTTTATCAAGAAATCCTCAAACGTATAGAAGCCGCAGACCCCCAAAAATCAGACTAATCTAGTCAACAATACACATAGTTAATTAATCGCGGTTCCGAGTAAATAGTAGTAAGGAGCCGAGAAAATGAAACTATGTATTTCATTCCTACTACTTTCAGCAGCGTTTGCGGTATCTGCACAACCCCTGCCTGATTACACATTTAAGAGTCCAGCATTTAACGGTAATGGTTACAGTGCTCACATCCTCACCATTGAAAATCAAGAACACAATCGCAGAGAAGCCATACAAAAAGAAATACAGGCCAAGCTAGAAAAAGAAGCCAACGAGGCTAAAAACACCAATATTTCCAAGTTTATGAACAACTTGGAATCACGTATCTACGCACAGATCAGCCAGAACTTGGCCACTGCTATGTTTGCTGAAGGCGGCGGAAACTCAGGCACGCTTAATTTTGAAGGTAACATAATCAATTGGACTAAATCCAGCACTGAGATTACCTTAAATGTAACAGATTACGTAGGAAGTTCTACCAGTATCACTATACCGTTAGGACAATTTGTGTTCCAATAATATGAGAAAATTGTTAGCTGTGTTTATGTTGTTTATGCTTGTAGGTTGTGCTACAACCAGCAAGTTCAGCTCACCTGAAAAGCCAACACAGGTCAAGAACCTGATGCAGAAAGAGTTTGATACTATACCGCCACCAGCAGGTAAGCCAGTGGTAGTAGCAGTATACAGTTTCTTAGATAAGACAGGACAACGTCGCCCTGCGGCAACTATTGCTAACTTGTCAACTGCGGTCACACAGGGTGCTGATGCATTCTTGATCAAAGCACTAGGTGATGTAGGGCAAGGTCGTTGGTTTACAGTAGTTGAACGTGTGGGCATTGACAGTTTGACTAAAGAGCGTCAGCTGATCCGCCAGATGCGTGAAGCCTACGATGGTGCTAATGCTAAACCACTAAGCCCGATGATGTTTGCTGGGGTGATCATAGAAGGTGGTATTACAGGCTATGATTCAAGCACTAAGAGCGGTGGCTATGCGGCACGTATCTTAGGCATAGGTCCACAGACACAGTATAGCGAAGACATAGTAACAGTTAGTTTGAGATTAATCAGTGTTAATACAGGTAAAGTCTTAGCCAGTGTTAATGTACAGAAAACGATCTACAGCACCAGCGATAGTTTGGCAGTGCTGAAATTTATTAAAGATGGTACGCAGGCGTTTGAATTGGAAGCAGGACTCACTATAAATGAGCCCGGAACGCAAGCGGTCAAGGCAGCAGTTGAAGCGGCTGTCGTTGAACTGATCAAAGAAGGTCAGGTCAAAGGTGTATGGGACTTCAAGACTGATGACATTGTTGGCGCTGGATCTAGGATAGACACTCCCTCGGCTCCTACCCAAGTAGAGATCAAACCTACTCCGGCACAGCAACCTGTCAGCGGTGATACCCCAACCGTAGTTGAAACTTCTAAGGTGACAACTACAAAAGC